CGACATTCTGAAGTTAATCGAGCCGCAGATGCAGTACATTAAGAAAGAAACTGAAAACGGAAACCAATACAAGCATTGAGGAAAAAATGGCAGAAAAAACAATTCGCCTTAAAGACGAGAACGGGGACATTTTGGAGTTTCCAGAATCCAGCTGTTATCTGCCAAACGAAAAAGGTAACATAGTCGCCGCAGCTGGTGGCTTTTCCTATTTTATTGGCAAGCCAACCACCGAGCCGGTAAATTGCGTCCGCGACGACGGCGACAATAGCCTTCGAGAGAGAGGCGGCTGGAGAAGAAGCAAGAAGCGAAAATCCTGAAATTTGCTTTCCTTGCCGGCGTAATCTATTTTTAAAATAGGAAACCCCGACAAGGAGGGTAAAATGAAGCCCAAGCCAGAGAAGGGCCTTACCGCCAAAGAAGAAGCCTTCTGCTACGAGTACATCAAAGACCTATGCGCCGCCCACGCGGCCGATCGCGCCGGCTACAGCGAGAATTCAAAAGTAAGAGCTTGTTGTTTACTTCGCAAGCCAGCCATCAAAAAACTTATCGACGAACTGCAGAAAGAACGACAGGAAAAATGTAAAATGACCGCGGACCAGGTACTTGAGGAAGTACGGAAACTGGCCAGGTCCGACATTAACGACTACGCAAGCATTCAAGATTTTGTAAGGACAGAATGGCAGGGAAAAGGAAAAAAGAAAAAAGCGGTAAAGGTGATAATTCAAGATGTTGTCTTCCGGCCATGGATGAAGCTGGACACCAGGCCAATCGAGTCTGTAAAGAAAACCGAAAACGGCATTTCAATAAAAATGCACGACAAGATGAAGGCTCTGGACTTCCTGGGAAGATACTTCAAACTGATCGGCGTGGACTTGGAGCAGGGAGAAAAGGCGCTGAACTTTATCAGCAACATGATGAATTTTAGCGAGAGCCCGGAATCCAAACTGAACCAGCCGGGCCCGCTGCCGGCGCCGATAACCCAAAATGGACCAGCAGCAGCCCAGGGTTGAGCTGCCGGCGATAGCGGCAGTAATAGACAACGCCAGGGCTGGCAGAATGTTTCTCCGGTATCGTAATGATCCGGTAGCATTCGTCTACGACTGGCTGATCCGCTTCCATCCCACAATACGGAACCTGGTGCCCGACCAGGTGGACCTTCTTAACGCGATCCGCGATCATAGAATGGTAAGCATCCGGTCCGGGACTGGAACCGCGAAGACCACGACCTTCGGTTTTGCAGGCCTATGGTTTTTAGTCACCAGGCCATTTAGTCTGGTACCCTGCACAGGCCCGAAGGCGGACCAGCTACGAGATACCCTTTGGGCGGAGATCCAAAGGTGGCTCATGTATTCCCCGCTTCGCAATCTGATCCGCTGGGAGAGTGAGCGCATAAGTCACGGCCTGGCCGCGAAAAAGGAAACCTGGTGTATGGTGGCCAGGACCGCCAGCGAACCGCAAAATCTGGCCGGCTTTCATGCTGACAGTATGCTATTTATCGCGGACGAAGGCAGCGCCATCAAAGACAATGTTTTTGAGATCATCATGGCCAGCTGCACCAAGGACGACAACCGCCTGGTAACGGGCGGGCAGCCCTTTACGACCAGGGGTTTTTACTTCAATACGCACCACCGGGACAAGGACCAGTGGAAGACCCTGCACTTCGACAGCGAGAAGAGCCCCCTGGCGGACCAGGCGCACATTGCCCGCATGAAGCGGACCTACGGAGAGGAAAGCGACATATACCAGGTCCGCGTAAAAGGCAACTTCCCAAGCGGAAACCCGGAAGCCTTCATTCAGTACGCAGACGTCATGCTGGCCGTCCACCGGGAAGTGGCAGGGACCGGACCCTTCGAGCTTGGCGTGGACGTTGCCCGCTTCGGCGACGACCTGACAACGATATGTACCCGGCAGGCAAACCATTGTTTCCCGATTGAAAAATTCAGCAAGCTGGACAATGTTCAGGTGGCGGCCAGGGTTATCCAGACGGTCCGGGACGCCAGGGAAAAGACCAAGTACTCCGGCCCGGTCCGCGTGAAGGTGGACGACACCGGAGTGGGCGGAGGCGTAACCGACATTCTGAAGCGGAACCGTGAGGACAAACTGATCGTTATCCCGGTCAACTTCGGGGAAAGCCCGAAGGACGGCGTACACGCCGACATGGCAAGCGCCCTTATGGCAGAATTCAAGAAGCAGCTTCCGTACATCGAGCTGCCCAACGACGAGGACCTGGTTGAAGAACTGTCCGCGCGCCGGCGCCTGCCCGGGCCCATGATCAAGATCGAGCCAAAGGACCGTTTTAAGGCGGATTATGGCCGCAGCCCGGACCGCGGCGACTGCGTTATTCTGGCCTTCGGAAAGGGCGCCGAGAAGAAAAGGGTATGGCCTGGCTTTCATTCCTGGAACCTGAAGCAATGCTGGAATTTTCAAATCCAGTGGAAGAGCTTTTTGAGGCGGAACGCGCAGATATACATCACCGTGTACCAGGAGAAGGACCTGACCACAAGCGTATTATCCTGCCTTTGGGACGGCCAGGAAGGAAAACTCTACCTATTGGATGAAGTGGTGGCGGCAACCCCAAGACCAGAGCTTATCGTACCAAGGCTTTTCCAGTCTTTTGAGGCGCTGTTTAAAGACCATGAATGGAAAGACGGACCAAAACCCGATTTCAAGAGGTTTATTTGGTACGGAAACGTAGAAATGTTTGGCATGGCAGACCGGGCCAGCACGATGAAGAGTATGCGTGACGGTACGGCCAGGGCCTTTGAAATGGGCGACGTCGGCATCTTCCTGCAGCCGAACCTCATGTATGACGAGGCTGGAGCGATAAGCATGGCAGGAACAATGCTGGGGATGAATAGAATTGCGGTACATACCAGGTGCGAAGAAACAATTGCCCAGTTTTCGGAATGGAGAATCGAGAACGGGAGGCCCGTAGGAGAGAGCAACGGCCTTTGCCTTTCACTTTGCAACATTGTTTCATTATTGCACCAGTGGGGAGAAACCAAGACGTTCCTGAAGAAGCTGGAGCCGTACAGCCTGGAAAAAGAAGATGCGCGTAAACTTTTGGAACAACACGAAAAAGAGGGCAGGTTGAGCGATTATGAACGTGTCAAAATGAAACGCTTTTTTAAGCAGAAAATCAAGATTGATAAGAGTGTACTAGAATGAAACAGTGATTCTTAATACAGTCCAGAAAAATCCGCTATTTAAAAACAATTTGCTTATTGCATGAATAATAACTAGATTAGTACAAAAAGGGAAGTGTGTTTTAAGTGAAGGGCGAGTGGAGCCCATAAAGCTCCATTCGCTTTTTTTATTTATGATGAATGCAGAAGAATTCCTACTTCGACCGTTAATTGAAATTCGCTGTATTAAAATTAAGCTGAATGGAAAAAGGTGCTACAGCTGGCTAGGCGACATGGCTGCCGGCGTACACACGATTCAGAACTTTCATTGCCCGCAATGCCGGCTGGAGTGGCTGGTGGAAAAAGACAAAACAGACCTCGTAATCTTTCATAAAATCCCCAAGGGCACCATAAAAAATTATCGTCGGGACACCGGCTGTCGAATGGAAGTCCATTCAGCGCAGCCAGAACCCGTCCTGGCATAAGGAGCGCGACATGGACCCTGAAGCCGTAATGGACATAAACGAAGCAGGGCCACCCACCGCCGACCAACGCAGCGCCCAATCCCAGTTGCAGTACGAAGCCAGAGCCATTGAAAACGAAATGGACATGGCCGTACAGTATGATTTTACCAACAGAGAACGGAACCGGCAGAACTGGCGAATGTACGCGGCAATCGACTTCGGACAGTACAGCGCCTCCGAGCTGGCCCAGGCGGCCGCGGAAGGCCGCCACGTCGATACTTACAACATCGTCACCCAGAAAATCGACAGCCTGGCAGGCGCGATCCTGCGAAACCCCTTTGACATGGATTTTATACCCGTTGAGCCGTCGGACGCCGGATTTACAAAGGCCTTGAAGCAGGCTATGTTGTCCGACAAGGAAATGATGGACTGGGATACCAGTTATCACGACCTGGTTATTGGAGGCCTGATCTACGAATCCGTGGAAGAAATGTACATCGACAGGCGCTTTCACAAGCTGGGCAATATTGCCTGGCGCGTCAACTTGCCCGGTCACGTCATATTTGACCCGAACTGGAAGACTTCAAGCGGAAAAGACCTTCTTAAATGCTGGAAGGTCAGCTACTTATCAAGCACTCAAATTGTCCAACTATGGCCCAAGACCAGGCCATATCTCCAGCCAGAAATCGACCGCCTGCGCGTCACCGGAGGACAGGACATAGACCCGCTTTCAAAGGGAATCAC